TGCTTGAGGTTCGTAGTTTGTAGAGTGCTCATTATTAAAAGCCAATAAAAGAATTAAGAGCGAAAACCCCACCAGCGGGCGGGGTCAATGTAGATCAAGCTTCGAGTTGATTAGCAGCTTGGTTGGCGGCATATGCGTCGATCACTTCTTGGGTCCAGAGCGAACCAGCGACGGCCTGCAATTCTGCACAATCCTGGGAAACATCCTCGCCGGGGGCACGAAGGTGGCGATGGTAAGTGCGACCAACTTCCACACCGTCTTTCTCGACAATGTCAGCACGGCGGCATTGGATGATGCTGTAAGGAGGGATGATTTCGAGCTTGTATTCTTGGCGTTCTGTAAAAGCCATATTAGGAACTACCGACTGGTAGAGACAGATTTAATGATTTTTAGTTTTAAGCCAGTTGCGGGCTTACTGCTAGGCAGCAGCGAAATATGTTGCTGTAAATTGAACTACACCACCGACCTGTGTTCCATTTGCTTGAACCCAAGAGCTGTTTACCGGGGAGAAATAGATATTGGCCGTCGTATCCCAAACGTAAACGTTTGCATTAAATGTATTCGATGGCGGATTAGCAGTATGGAACATGACAGCGCCGTGACCTTCAACCCCACTGCTTCCTGTATTAAGCGACGTGTCTGAGGCAAAAGGAAGAGGGAATGAAACGTCACTGCTACTCGGGGAAGTAATAGCCCCAGAGAAAAAGATGGTCACTTTTCTTCCAACTTTAATATATGCAGCCCTGTTTACACTCCATGTACCTCCTGTAGGAGTTAAACTCCATATCCCCTCTTCATAACTATCCAGGGTTTCGCTAGTCACGCCTCCGTTATTTGTCTGTGTTTCACTGAAATCAATGCCGGGGCAACCAGCCAGCAGCCTCAATGTACCGTTGTGGTCGATTTCTATCCGGTTAGTGGGAGCAACACCGCCAGCGTTAGTAGCAAAAACAAGCTTGCCAGGCATGACATTAGTACCCGGACTGCCGTCAATATGAGCAGAGATTACGGCATTCTCTAAAAATTTACTCCCATCGTTAGCCTGGAAGGAAAGTCTTGCATTTTGAGAATTGTTAGACCCTATGGTGTTGCTTCCAACCGAGCCACCATAAGAGGTTCCGATTGTCAGCTTTGCTCCAAAACCGGAACCATTGTTGTTGATAATACTGACACCTTCCCATCCATTATTCGCAAACTCAAACTGACCGTAAGGCGTCCAACCTGTGCCGCCATTATTGATNTTGGTTCGTGNAGTAGCTGTGCCTACTAGAAGATGACCACTTGAATCGTAATGCAGCCCACCACCAGCACTTGTGTATTGCAGCTCACCCGCAGTGCCGCCGTTCTGCAGCAGTTGATTAGCACCGCCATTACTGTCAGGCAGCGTGATTGAATTGCCGCCCGCAGCATTGGGCGCTTTGATCTCGGTAAAGCCCGAGCTGTCACCATTAAGACGAAGAGTCATGATAAAAAATTAAATAAGTAGAACGCTTAAATTAAAGCTTAAAATTTCTCGTAGTAACGAGAAAGAAATCAATCAGCAGGAAGTGGTTCGTTGCCTTCTTCTAGCCACTTTCGGTATTCAATGGAATGATAGGTTTCTCCATCAGACCGAAATGTCCAAACAGTGCCGTCTTCTTCAATTTTTTTGATGAACTCAACCTTTGATTCGTATGCCTTCAAGATGCGGTAAGTAGTCATAATTCAGAATTCAGCGTCAAATTCAATGAAACCACGGAGTGCANCATTAGTGCTGCCTCCAAACGTCAACAGGTAAACTTTATCAGAGGTTAAAACATTAGTGGCGGTCCTGAGATCCAAACTGACCAGGCCATCTTTCACGTCACCGTAATTAGTAATATCTGATATTGCATGGCTATTAGCCAAGCTATATTCTTCATAAAATAAATGGTCATAGCTAACGGCAGGTGCGGTCCTCATAGTCTCATTTAATGGAAAGCCCCCGAATCCTCTGTTGGCGTTAAATGCTCCAATAGCGAAAGTTCGCGCATTATTTTGGGATTCGTTCGTAGTTTTTTGAAAATAACGCTTACATCTAGCAAGCTCTTCAGCAAACGACCTATGTTCAAAGGGAGTGGCTTTTTCTCCTACCTCAAGTTGAACGCCTGTAAGATAAAAATTATCACCTGTAGCGTTGCCAACTCCTAGGTTTGTATTGTTTCGGGCACCAGTAACCTCAGGAGCCCAGCCTGAAGCAGGCGTTGAGCCTTGGTAGAAGGTGCCAGAGTTCAGCCACATATCCATCTCTAATCCTGAACCGTTGTCATCATTTATTGTTCCACCAGTGTCGGCAGGAATAGAGATTGTTTTATACTCCCATGTATTAGCTGTATTGATGGTATAGGTAGTAATAAAGGAGCGATTGCTTCCATCTTGTGAATTTAGCTGAATAGTGGCACCACCTGTTTTGTTTGACTTAACCCAAAAAGACAAGGTAGCTGGCTGAGCATTTGCGGTTCCATAATCTAAAACCTGCAGATCTCTCGCTTCGATGACATACCTAATAATCAGAACTGAGCTTGCACTGGTCATACCACCTGACGTGCAGTCAATTCTGAAACTACTACTAAAGCCTTGCGGAACTTCACCAAAATCTTGGAGAATTGTCCAGGTGCCTGCATTGCTGATCAGTAATCTAAAGCGGTCGCAAGCTCTATATGCACTTGCGGTTTGACCAGTATTGATGTTAGGCCGTTGGCTGACTCGCATTCCGCCATTGATGATGATGTTCCTATGGCTTAATGACCCATCAGTCGGCATCTGCAAGCCATCCAACTGGACATGGCCAGCAGTGTCGATCTCTACACCGCCGTTACTGGTATTGGCGTTTTCGACCTTGGATGTTTTTACAGTGCCGGAAAAAGTAGCTGCTCCAGTGGAATCAATAGACACCCTGTCAGTGCCACCAGTTGTGATNGCAGCAGTGTCAGTCCCAAAATGAATACCAGTATCAGCGTCACTACCTTTAATAGCGGGATTACCCGCTGAACCGTTGACGCCTGAGATACCAGTGTCGCCGTTAATTACTACAGACATAATTAGATAACCTCAGAATTAAACGATTACTAGATTTGATCCTGATGGGATCGTTAGCGTCTGGCCGGTAGCCACTGACAACGGACCAGCCGTGATTGCGTTCTTACCACTGCTGATTGAATAGCTGGCGGTTACGGTTTGATCCACCTCTAGGAAAATCTGGTTACCGCCAGCACCTGTTGCACCAGCACCGCCTGCCTCCAGCCATACTGAGCCTGAATAGATCTTGAGCGTGGCAGGTGTTGTGCTTTGATCAAGCCAAATTTCGCCAACTGCATTGCCCTGGAAGCTGGACGCTGTGCCTGTGCCTGTACCCGCTCCAGTAGCCGTAAAGATCGTGCCAGCAGCGCTGTCAGCAGCGCCAATAAGCGTGAAATCAGTATCGCCGGGAACAAGAATCTGATACGCCGTTCCAACAACAAAACTGCCTGCAGTCACTGAAACAGGAGTGGTGTTTGGCGCGGTTGCTCCAATGAATGCCGGNGCAATTTTGACTAGATCACCCTGATCATCTTGAATATAAATAGCCGGATCAGCATCGTTATAGTTAACGGCTAAAACACCATGTGGTAATGATGTTGGGATTGGCCGCTTTGATGCAGTCCCGCTCCTGAGTTGCTTGATGTTGGCAGGCATAAGACAATTAACCCCTAATCAAGGGAATGATGATTTAAAAAGTTCCGCAATCAATAAAGGCTGTGGATGTCATCGTGTTAATGATAGCCACAACTTGATCGGCAGAAAGGTCTACTGGATTCCCAGTGGCAACGCCAGCTTGTCGGCCTTTAATGGTGGCCACAGCCATGTCTTCCAGCTTTGCATTGGTGACACTATTGTCAGGAACATTGTTCGTAGAGAACGGTGTAAAGACCAGATCGTTGACATCAAGAATTGCATCTTGCGTGATCTGCACAAACGCCACATCACCATTGTTTGTCCCTTCATTTACAAACGCAAACGAACCACTAACTACTTCTGGAGTGGCATTAAAGTCATCGGCTCGAACAAGAATTGCAGGAGTGGAAACGCTGCCTGGCTGGGCAACCACATAAATGCCGTTCTGAGTGGCATCAGTCTGGTTTTGCAGAATGACGCGGTCGTCTGCCACCACATTGACGCCATCCAGCGTTAGCGCACCATTACCTGGTGCTTGCAGGAACAGGGCGTGAGTGGCAGTAATCGTGCCACTGCCAACGCTTGTAAGATTAATTTCAGTGCCGCCGTTTGCATCAGCAGCAGTATTTGCAAGCTGGAAAGTGTCGGCATCAATGTCAATGACAAAATAAATTTGGCCCGCGATAAGGCCGCCCGGAACAGAACCGCCGTCCGAGCTAATCCGAACTCGATCTCCCGTATTGAAAACGTGAGCTTCGGAGGTGATATTATTTGTAGCAGTAGTTACAGCAGTAACCAGCTCAATGCTGTTGAAATAAGTAGAAGAAAAGCTTGCAGTTGAGGCTACTCTAACTGCTTCTTTAACTGTCAATCCTTGAGCAACGCTATCGCTGTAAGCCTTGGTCGCGACATCGGTGTCAGCAAGGGGCAGCGCAACGTTTGTAATGCGAAAACCGTTGAAATTAAGGTTTTGACTGGCTTCTGCAAGAATGTTGTCTGGATCAACGTCAATCGTAATTTCGTTGCTGACAGTTGAAACGCTTGTCTTGTTTGAAGCGGGACGAATGCTCTTTAGTTGGCCTCTATATTCCCCTGAAACGTTTTCCGCACCATTTACGACTAACGACTCACCAACAGCGCCTGCATTCTCAATGACTCGCATGCCGTTGAGATTAAACAATGCGTCAGCAGCATTAGCAGCATCAGTACCACCCTGTCCAACGCTCAATGCTGTGGTTAGCCCCGTTAGGCTTGTGATGTCGTTGTTGACGCCCGCTGAGGCGGCTCCAATATTTGTTCTTGCGCCTGCAGCCGTAGACGACCCTGTACCGCCACGAGCAGTGCCCAAAGGCGTGGCAGAGGAAACATCGTTAATGTTGATCTGAGACGAATCAATATCTATTGCAATGCTTTCATTGCTATCAGTAAGTGCTAGTGATATTTTCGAGCTGCCAGCCTTTAATGCTCGCAGATTGATACTTTGAGTGGAGTCGGCAAGCGACGTAACTCCACCTAGCGTTGATATTGTTGTTCCTACACCAGCCAGTCCTGAAGCAGTAGATACGGCAGTAGTCGCAAAGCTAAGATTTACTCGATCGTCACCTGCGGAATCAGCGCTGGCAATTGTAATTCCAGCTCCTGGAATGACATTTAGCTGCTGCCTAGTGCCAGTTGTTGTTCCACCATTAGAAACAATAATTTTTTGAGTGCTGGTATTATCATTAACGGACAGCGTGATACTGTTACCAACATCGCTATATGTAGACGTAATAGTGGCATCGCTGCTCACTAAAATGTCGATCATATCCTGAAGGTTTTCCTTCAAGTTTGCGTAGGTTATTTGCTTCGTTTCAGCTAATGATGGGTTTGTCGTGTTGTCAACAATGACAAGCGCATCATTATTATTAGGAGTGACCAGCGAAACGAGGTCTGTAATTAGTCGATTTTGTGCCATGAATCAGGAAGCTCCGCTGACTTTAATCTCCTTGAATACAGGAATGCTAGCGCTATTGCTAGACTCCCTAGTCCAGAAGAATGGACGTAAAGTCTCAGAAGTAGTAACAAGTCCAGAGGAAATTACTGCTCCATTTCGAGTGACATTTACATTTCCCGAAACACCGTCCCGAGCGATAACAAAGACATCATCAGACTCCAGGAAGATTGGACTTTCAGCGGTGTTCAGATCGATTTCACTGCCAAATCCTGACAACGCTGCTGCACGAGTTAGGGCAAGAGCAATTTTGTCAACGCCAGATGGAATCACAAAGTAAGTAACACCTGTTGCCAGCGGACTGGGAATGCTTCCGCTAGCAATCGCTACAGCATCGCCTGCCTGGTAACCATGGGCAGTGCAGTTAATTGTATTGACAACAACATCAACGCCACTAGCAGTGCGATTTTTTGCGAGTGTGTCTACAGAAGCTCCCGCAATTGCAACATTTACCAATGAACTTTCGACGGCATCCTCCGCAAAACTAACTGCATAAACCTCATAGGTGGCCCCGTTGTCAGAAATTTCTTGGCTGGATGCCCACGTTGCAACGCTGGAGATGTTGTCAGCCGTGGCTAGCCCTATTGCTGTTGTGCCAACAGTGTTTCCACCTTGAGACACGTCAAACAATTCAGTTACCACCTTGAAGGACAGCGTTCCATCGCGAGGATCAGACGCTGGATTCTGGAGAATTTGCGTTCCAAGGCAAAAAGCATAAGCGCGATCTTCGCTTTGACTCGGCAAACCGCTTGCGCTTACATTGATGATTGAACTACCGTCTGCCATTCTTAGCGAAGCCCGTAATGCAGATAAGCCCTTACTTCAGGCGCAGGACTTACAACAGTATAAGTGTTATTTGTCGTGACGTTATAAGCTCTCATCCACTCTGCATTTTTTTCATCAAAATTTTCTTGAAGCAAGCCATCTTCCACCCTGCGGGCAGCAATAACAACCAGCCCTTGAGAAATAGTCCTCCCCTTGGGAGCTACCGCTTCGTCAATCACTAGGTCGTAAAAACCAGTGCCAAAGACTGGTGCAGCAATGTTATCTGCTGCGTAATTGTTGTACAAAACGCCGTTTCGGGTTTGACTAAGTTGCAATGTAAATTGATCAGGTGTTGCTATGACAAAAAAGNTTTGGTTGTTAAGAGTGAATCTTGAGCCTGGCTCAAAAGTGTGACGACGCTCTACAGTCAGAGTGCCATCTGCTGCGATGTTTAAAATTTCAATATTTTCATTGGCTGGCGGAAAATCAAATTGACTGTCGTATTCTGCTGTTATTGACTCTCTAACAAGATCGTAAATCTTGGTTAAATTGATTTCCGTGGGCTTGTTTTTAGGAGCAAAAAAGGTTCCCAGAGTTTTGCCCGTAGCAACTTGCCTGCTTAAGAAGTTTGCCTCAACAGTTCCCATGTCAGTTAAGTCATATTCTTCCTGTGCAGCAATATTCAACTCTTCCGGTTCCTCTGTCGTAAGAGCCAACACACCACCAGATCCGTCCGGTCCTGCAATAACAGCCTCGCTAAAACCAAACTGACCTTCAAAATTGTCCGTCAATTGACCATTGAAATGTCCAAGAGTAGTTGCAGAATTTTTAAAAATTGGATCTCTAATGACTAATAACTCTGTGGCATAGTTCGCGAGCGCAGTCATCGTTTTTGGTAGGCCCTGTTCAATATTTAACAGTCCACCAGGCGCAAAGTCTTTAGCTCGCAGAAGCATTAACGGATAGGCTTGCGCTGGTTCGTCGCCGCCCAAGGCTGGTCCAATGTTGCGTCCTGCTGACAAATCCGCACCATGTATTTCAGCCTTCTCCGTTTCACCGCCATCAATCTGAAGGCTCAATCCATATTTGATAATAAACTGAGGCTCTGTTAAATATCCGTTATTGGTAATTTCGATGCTAAAAGGAAGAACAGGCAGCCCCAAACTTGGAGTTGACAAACTGTCAGGAATCAACATTTCATGCAACAGCACCCAGCGAGCCCTAGGGATGCCCTTGATGCTGTCGGGAATATCATCACCTTCATCCACTACAAACGCATAAAAACGCACCCCTGAAGCGCCGTACCAGCCCCATTCGGCGAGATACATGCAATTTTTTGTAAAGTCAATTGTTGTACCTGATCCTCCAGTGCCGTCCAGCTTGTCATGATTAAATTGACTACGCGGCACGACAGTTTCTGTTGCTAATCCATCCCCGGCAGAACGGCGATGAACCACCATAAAATTGTCGCCACTACCATCGCCTTTAATTCTGAAAAAATATCCATCGAGAGAATCACCAATGCCCCAAGTCTTCTCGCAAGCAACAAGAGGAGCAAGGCTCATCTGCAAACAAACTGAGCTTCTTAGTGACCGGCCAGTTTGATATCTAAATCTTTTTTTAGTTGCAATGCGAACACGCTGAAATCCACCTTCAGACTTGGCAAGCTCAAGCTTTACAGCTTGACGCTTGAAATCATGAGTAATAAAGCCGGTGGGAATGGGTGTGTAATTAACCAGAACATCTTTAAGCTGCGCCCATTTTGCACTTTCTACTCCATCAACACCAACTTCATTTAAACCTTGAACTTCTGCTACATATACATCTTCACGAAAAGCAAGGTCGTCTGTAATATTAAAAAGACTAAGAGTTGGCTGGATCTTTTTGTTGCCTAAAAGATCTTTTCCAATTTCAGTTGGCTTTTCTTTGAACAGAACAATTGGAACATCGCCCCCGGTCAACGGCAATGTCACGGGAATGCCGCTCGCCATCAAGGCTTGGCCAACAGGGAAATCTCCTTGCTTCTGAAGCGTGCTGCCAGAATTGACAACGTTTTCTCCAGAAGCTGTTGCTGCTTTTTTCCCTACTTCATGCGGAAGCTGATAATAGGTCATTTGAAATTAGCGCTCGCCCCAAGTAATGGAGCCGTTTACGGTGTTGCCGCTATCAGCAACGCTTTGAGCGACAAGAGTCAGTACATCACCTGAAGTACCGCCAGAGCTTGAGATGGGACGTGTGAGGAATTCTCTGTTGTAACGGAAAATTTCCTCTAAAATAATGTTTTGTCCATCGTCATCGCCAGCAAAGAAAGTAGCAACTGTGCTACCTCCTGTGACTCCTGTAGCCGTGGTGTTGTATTCAATAGCGGAAAGTTGAGCTGAAGAAACAAAACCGCTACTTACTGTCTGTGGATCGACGACACTGCCGTCAATGTCTAGTCCAGTAGGGTTTTTGACCAATCGGAATTTGGTGCGATATTCCGACGACAAGTTTGCCATCAAAGGGACAACTCGTGCAATATTGGTTTTGCTGTTACCGTCAGCGTTTGTAATCAGCTCTTTGCAGCGAATGGTGAGCAGGGGGCGGTCTGTGCCAGGGTCAACCGCAGCAGCAGTTCCAGATTGAGAGAAGATGTCATACTTGCTGGCATCGCCGCCATCGATTTCGGCCTTGGTGCCATAAACCTTCAGGAACACAGCCTGGGTGAGAGAGCCGTCTTTGGTAACCTGAAAAGTTAATGGAAGATTGGGATTGCCAAGGCTGGGGAAGGGGAGTCGATCAGCAGTGTTGATCTGATGAACTGTCACCCAGCGGGCATTTTTAGCAACTTGACCAGCAGCCAAGTTTTCATCCACCGGCACATACGCCAACAAACGTGCAGCAGATCCTCCGTACCAGCCCATCTGGATGCGGAACATTGTGACATTTGACAAGCTCAATGTGTGAACACTTGGAGCTACGCCGTCCAGCTTGTCTCCGTTAAATGCAGAACGAGGGACAATCTCTTCTAAAACAGATGGATCGCTCGTCAACAANCGATAACGGTGATCGTCATAAAGACTGGATGAATCATCAACAGTGAAATCAGTGCTGCCAATGGGAGCTCCATGATTCTGCGGAGTTTCTCCAGAGTTTGTGCGACGAACGAAGAATACATCGTTCCCAATAATGCGAATAATGTATCCATTTTTGCCGTCAAATACTCCAAGTTCGTGAGTTGCATTGCTGTCACGCAGCATGCTCACACCAAAGCTTACGTCAGTAATTCGACCTGTTTGATATGGGAAAACAAAACGACTCTGCATGCGAGCAATCGTCGCATTGTTTGCGTTTGTATTAATTAACAGTTGAGCACCACTCTCCAAAGGCAGGTGAGTGATTGTCGAGAAATCAGGAGTACCTTGATCGTCTGCCGTTAAATCCCAAGCTTTTGGGTCAATGGCGAGAATATTAGTAGAGTCCCAAAGCTGTAAACTGCTCTGAACCCGAGGATTGCCTAGTAAGTCGTCATGAACTTCGCTAGGAGCGCTTAAGTTGTCAAGAATAGGGACAGGAGTTTGGTCGCTCGCGATAACCACGGGCAACGACTGCGCCATGGAGCCCTGACCAGCAGGAATCGGTTCTGAACGGCCTACTGAGACTACCTGTTTTCCTTCTTCAATGTCAGGCATGATTCCTTAGATTACAGAGATGCGGGGGATGACCTGCAGTGTTCCCAATACAATCGTATCTTCTTTAAGCACATTTAACGTGCCTCCAGAAGCATTAGCGCTGAAATTCGGTGTTCCCCCACTGCCGGGTACGATTTCAAACACTGTATTTGAGATAATGCTCACAGTGTTTGTTGTGTAGGTTTGATTGTAGCCACTAACGGAAGCTCCAGCGATTTTAATGATATCTGAAGCGGCTAAATTGTGATTTCCGCTAGTTGTTACTCTAATGCGATATTGACTCAAGCCTTCGTCAATTGTCGTGCCAGATCCAATGGTGACAATACCATTGCCTTCTGAAATGTAATACAGCTCTTTTAAATCCCAAAGAAACTTGGCGTCTACATCTACAGGGTCAACAGCCTGACGACCCACGTCGTAATCAATACCTCTTTCTACATAACCGACTTGAACATTGCGAGCCATGGCCTCGGTTTGAGCCGATGTTAGCGATAGCTTTAAATGACCAGTTGTCTCAAGTTTTTGTACATTAAAACTATCAATTATATCCGCAGCAGCAAATGCAGATCGAATTTGTGCAGACAACTCAGAGCTCGAAAAATCATGAGAAGTTCCCACAGGTTTTTGATAGGCCAAAAACAGCTCGTCAAAGCTGTCACCCTCTCTCACTGTTAAATTAATAGTTTCCATTAACCGTCAAGCAGTCGGTCGAGGTTGGCAATCATTTCCTTGCGCAATGAAGAGGCATGACGCCGTGGTTGCTTCAACTCATCGATACGAGCAAGAAGTTGCAGCTTTTCACTATTAAGTCTATCAATTTCAGAGTTCAAATTAGCGAAGTGAGTGCTTAATGAAATCCGATCTTCAAGTTGCTGTCTTAATTCTTCGTTCTCTTGCTGAAGAGAAACAATCTCTGCTCTTGCATCAGCCATCATCTGGCGTGCATCAGCAGGCAAGACCCTCTTCTCGACAACTTGCGTTTTTGTTTGCACTATGGGCTCAGCAGCAGCGTTAAGACGCTGCTGCAGCCGCCCTACCTCTGACTTGTAGGAGGCAAGATTGCCAACAGCGTGTGCAGCGTTACCTTCCGACTTGACAAGCTTGCTCAGCAGTTTTGCGTTTTGCTCTTCCAGCTCGAAAACTTTACGCTGAGCCTCCTGCACCTCATTTCTTGAAATTGTATTGTCTAAAGCAGCAGAGCGCCCTCTGGGATTGCGGCGATAGCCTGCTCCTGCTCTGATCTCGTCAAGCTCCACTTCGTCTTCCCAGGGCACAATCCACTTTTCCGTGAATTCAATGGGCTTGCCATCGAACTGCTGTCGCCAGCCGACGAGCCAACAGGTTCCGGCAGGGTTAGAAGAAAGTGTTACGTCAACGGCTCCATTGATCACCTTTGACCGGACAGGCTCTCTACTAGCCCCTGCAAAAATAGCAGAAGGTCGAAAATGTAAATATCCAGTTTTGTCGGCTCCTAAAGAACCAATAATTCTCGTCATAGTTAAACCTCTCTGTAGGTTACCATCACTTGATATTCACCGCCAGCACTTACATCAGTAATCAAATTTTCACCTGCAGCATTTTGAAACAAACCAAGAGGGTTAGAAATCACCAGACTGCCTGATGATTGAATTGGAAATGCAGGGGTTAAATCTGTTGCAGTTGTTCCGCTAGTTTGCAATTTTACTGTGCATCCAGAGGTGGCAGTGATAACCAAATCTGTCACGCGATAAGTGGCAGTGCCTGATGCTGCAATTAAAGTTTCTCCTGATGTTGATTGCACAAACGCACTTTTCATGCCTGTCGTAAACAGGTCATGCTGCATCGTGTAAGGAGTGGAAGTGGTTCCAGCGCCAGTTGCTCTGATGTAAGCAGAGTTGCCAGCAGCATCAAGTCCAAAAAGCGCCATGGTTAAATAATTAAAAACAACAATCGTTGAGAGCGTACAAGCACACCAGATGGAAGNCTTGCACTGGGTTGCGTCGAAAAGTCAAATCTCAACGGTGAAGCAATGGCAGTTGGACCAGTTGAAAATGGCGACTGCCTGCCGCTAGGACTGATTGTAGCTACCCTTACGCGATAAGCCGACAAAATAGTGTAACTATCTGAAGGTATTAATTTATAAGTTTCAGGAACAATGCCTAAGTCGTCGAATCGATTGTCACTCAGATTTAGAACTTGCACGCGATATTGCGCGGCCTGTGGATGGTTGATTGGATTGTTAAACGCAACGAATGGATAGATTGCTCGAAACGTTGAATAAGTTGTAAACTTGGGAGCTTGCCAAGTTGCCTCGATAGCCATAGTTTTAGTCGGTAAATCCCACTTGAATGCTTTCAGGCGTTACAAGCGGTACTGTGCTGGTGTTCACCGGAGAAGGACGTTGTCGTTGAATTAAAGTTGCGCTGTCAATTTGATTGTATTTGTTGCGATTATGCAATACAGCCATTACAGAAACAGTTCCGTCATCATCCTCTTGCGCTCCAATTACACGATATTGCCTCCTTTCCACATCATTCTTTTTCAGCACCCACATTGCGCCTTTACGAATTTTTTGAGTAGCCTCCTTTGATACGGTTAATTTATCGTGAGTACCTGCTGTTGTTGTGACAATTGAAAAATCTATTTGATCTCCTACGATGACGCCAAGATTGTAAAGCTCGGAGGGAAAAAGCACGACGTTTCTGTCAAGATTGTAAACCGTGTCACCACTCTCTGTTTTTGCTCGAAGAAACCCAGAAGCAAGATTGCCCTCTCGGTCTGGATCTGCAATATCAATTATTTCCCCAGGCAACAAGAAGAAGCCTTCAGCAGCAACCTTGAAAGCAACTGTCTCTGTTTCAGTTAAGTTTGTTGCGAGGTTCCATTTCCCAAGCCGCTGTGCTTGTGCCTGAGATGTGCAACCAAAGGCCCTAATCTCCAACTCTCTGTGCCCATAGCGATCCACACCAAGGCTATCCTCAACATACTCCACCTTTGTCTTATACAAATCATCCGGGTCATTCCAAGAAACGAGACAAACAGTTTTGCGAGTTTTAAGACCAGTGCCTTCATATGTAAACGGAGGGCTTTTTAGCCTGCCATCATTGTCTATGTCTTGAATTACGTTGGAAGGTCCAAATATCTTGCAAGTTTCGCCAGGTGAATCTTGCACTGCCACCACAGTTCCCTGGTGGTAATAAAGCATGCCTCTAAAAGTTGCCGCAATTGAATTCAAAACATCAAAAGCTTCACCGCGATTGTTAATGTGACCGTTGAAAACAAACCTTCTCTCCTGCCCTCCTTGCCCGTCATCTACAGCTTCGTCGCAATACCTTGCTATTTCATAAAGTGAGAACTTATCGATATCACTTGCGCTCATAAAATCACCACAACCATACCTGTCGTTGACCAACAAGTCGTAAAAAATCCATGCAGGATTGTTGCTAAATTCAGTCTTAAAAGTTCCATTCCAGGTGCCGCTGTAAGCTCCAGCGAAAGCAGTGTCAACACTTGCTGGGTTGTAATTATTTGGAACTTGTATCTTTAAGCCGTCAATTTCCAAGGCAACACGAGGAACTGAGCTGAAAGATTCGGCGTTAAATTTCAAGCCAAGAACAGCAGTATTTGGATATCTAAATTTTGCACCCACTTCTCCAACAATTGCCTTAAAGAACAAATCGTTGACAAGTGTTGTCCTGTCCGAGTCGTCGGTCTGTCTAGCAACAGTAATTGTCCAAGGACCAGTTCCGCTGAGGTCAAAGCTTCTTTCTTCTTCAAAAGCTCCGCGAGTTTTGCCAGTAATGCTAAATACAGCGTTAAAAATATTTCCAGCAGAAACAGAGTCTTTAATTTTAATCCTGTATTCAACCCTTGTGCCAGTGATGTCTCCAGAGTCTTCATCTATTTGATACAGCGCAGCAACTCCAACCCTCACCCGTACAGATCTCAAGTCATTTCGAGTTGTTGTTGCGGAAGTTTGGCCTGCTTCTTTGGTCACCTTAACGTCAACGCCTTGCTCAATCTCAATATCATCAAAGTTATCTAAAACAGGCTGATCGTTAGTTCCTTTTCTGAGAACCGATGCGGTAATATCATCTTCGTTAAAGTTAAATCCGTCGCTTAATGCTTGAACGCGAACATCGTTAAGAAAGACGTTTTTTAGCCTATCGCTATGCACAAAACCCTTAATCTCACCTTCGCAAACGGCAACAACAATTTTTGCTTTTGCCTTGCTTTGTAAGGTGTCATCCTCCTCTTCAGGCGTATCGCCACCTCCGCCGCTTTTGCCGCCTGATCCAGACAAAAATGCTTCTTTCTTGATCTTGTCAATCATTACGACAACCCAACGGAGGCTGAAATTACAAGAGGAGCGCCAACTAAGTATCGTCCATAAACCAGAGGAATAGGGTTGCCTTGTGTGGTTAATTCAGCGGCCCTGTCAAACAAAAAGCTTTCCTTCTTACCTGAATCGCTGCCAGGTGTTTTCACTTGTGGCGTCAACATGGCTCCGATGCCAGTGGCGATCATGCTCAAACCAATGCCAAACATGGCGGTGCTGACGATACCGGCGCTACCTCCAGCAAAGGCGGCCCCCATACCAGCGGCCACAGTACCCGCTCCGAAACTGACAAAAGACAGTCCGACCAGTGCCACCCCCAAGAGGATCTTTCCCGTCGCTCCGCCGCTTCCTGCGACCACTGGGGCGATAGTTAAAGTACTGCAACCCATGGTCAACTGCTCGTAATCAATCCCCTCAGCGTCTTGAGTTATAAGTTTGAATCCAATGTTATTTTCATGCGCGTTGCACAAGTATTCCTTGAAGCCGGAAATTTGACGACACAATGCAGAAAGAATGTCTCTTGGATGCCTTACAAAAAAACGGTACTCGCTGCCATGCTTACGGCCTAGTTCACCCAAAATCTTTACATCAACCCACCTTTCTTCCATCATTTCATCAGCCTCCTATGACGTAACACTTTAGCTGTAAATTGCCGCCAGTATCGGCCATAAACCCCCTCACAAGACAGTCTATTGACATAGTGATGGTATAGCTTTAAACCGTCGCCTTTTGCCACTGCAAAGTGGTTTGGCCATCGAGCCCCAATTTTCATCAAAACAATATCTCCTTTCTGCTCAATGTCTTCAATGTCTACGAATCCTTGTTGCTTGTAATTCTGCAAGAACATATTCCAATTAAGATCTGCCCATTCACCGTCTTCCCCTCGATCAAAATCATCCAAGATAATGTTAAATTCACGGCGATAAAAATCTCTTGTCAAGGAGTAGCAATCATTGATGCCGTAAATCCACTCTCGCCCAACGTATGGCTGATCACCCCTTGGATCTGCATACGTCCAGTTTTTTGAGTTGCAATTGTAAACCAACCAAGGGATATTTGAATATTTACAAGCCTTGGCATCGGCTGGAGAAAAGCCATCCCTTTCGTTTGTGTGGGAGTGATAAATGCATTCAATGTTGCCAGCTTTTTCTGCTATTGCATAATCTTCAGCAGCAATGGTGAAATGATTGATGGGGTCCGCGTTGATATTTTTGCAGGGCATAACTTGACCACCAACGATAAAACCGCACCCCTCCTGCGGGAAGCGCTTGTCGCAATCGGCGACAAGCTCTACTAATTGCTGCCTTGTGACGTGTTTGATCATTGTCTGGCGGTGTTCGATCCAGGAAATCCGCCAAAAGGTAATTGTGTTTCACCAAACCTCATCTGGCAGCTAGTAAGTCGCTTCCCGCAAATGTCAAATTGATCCCTTAGCTTGTTTTGTTCTGCTGCGGTCAATTGACCATACCTTGTATCTATAAGAGCCCTGGCGTTAGTAAGAGTGGTATTTGCTGTGTTTAAAGCAGCGTCAGCGTCATCAAAAAGATCTGTTTGTGTATCGCAATTGTCTACATTTTCTTGCTCTAATTCCTCTACTTCGCGAAGACCGTAAGGTACGGAACTGTCATCTTGTTTTGTGAAAATTTCATCCTCGTCATCGGCTGCGTTGAAATTTGGGTCTACGTTTTCAAGATGAAAAACTCCGTTTTCAAAGGCGTAAGCTCTACCGCTATGTCTACCTTCTGGAAACATTGCAAAAGTTGGACTTAATCCGTTGGGGTTGTACTGAGGCACAAAACCGTCATCACTATCCGTCTTTTGAGAGTTGTAGTTAAACACCTGCATGTCTGTAATACTGCTCACGGCAGTACGATTACCAGCCCTGCCTTCTTTGTCATTCCTTACTTTATACTTTGAAGGTTGATCACTAACATCAACTCCTTCCCAAACAACGCAGACTGGAACATCAACACTTCCTTCGTTGTGCCGCACTAAAGCAAAAGTGGGGCTATCAAGAAAAAAGAAACCATCTTCGTCTCCACCTTCATCCTCTTCATCAAAAGCATACTTTCTATCTATGGCAAATTCATCTGGATTACATGCATTTTCTTTCTTGCGCTCTGCAAGGTTGCGAGCGGCTTGTTTGTTTCTTTGATCAACAACAGCCAACTGCCAAGCGGCTACAGCATCAAGATAGTTTTGAATCCTGTTTGATGCATCGTCGTAAAATGGATCCCCGCTTTTTGTAACACTGTCCAGAGCATTAGCGATTGGTAAACCATTCAACTCACTCGACCTTCCATTGCCATAGCCGCACTCGGTGGATCTGTACACCCAAAGGCAATGATTGTGCGTAACCACTCGTCGAGGCAGCATCAGGCCCTCCACGTCAAAAGGACTGGCTAGCTGAAAAGTGACAGACAGATTGTTTTCTGAAGCCTTCCGCTCGATGTAAAAAATGTCAGTCGGAAAGAAGATGTCAAAATCTTTTGTCGCACTAAAATTTCCTAGATATTTTCCCAATGTTCGACGACGAAAAACTCGCGCCCCGACAAGATCATCCAAGCTATCAATTAAGCCAGAAAGAGCACCAAAAACATTTGAAACTGTGATTTCAGGTTGTGGGATTTGCCCTTTGCTAGTTCTCTCATATCCACTTGCAAGAATCGGAATAGGTTCATATTCCTGCTCAGCGGTACTTGTCTCGCTTCTTCTCCATATTGGTTTTTCTCCACCTTCTTGATTGCCACCGTCTGTAGGAACTACAAAGTTGCAAAAATAGTAACTCAGTGTTCCTGTTACAACCGTGTAATCATGCTTATTAAGAGATGACAGGTCAATTTCAAACAACTCGACAACAGCGTCGTGGAAAGTCTTCCGCACTTGCCTTTCGGCATCATCAAAAGAATCTTGCTTGGCGCTTAGAGCGTTAAACTCATCGCCAGAAAAGTCAGAGCTGCTATATGTCATGTCCTGTAATCGTAAATTCTTCTAACAGAAAAAGTGATAACGTTTGTGCGAGCATTGTCGCTCACACTGGCGCTTCCAATGTCTTCCCAGGACCATTCGTTTGGCTCCAATCTGTATTTATGCTGAGTGCTGTCAAAGTGAAATTGCGCGAAGAAAAAATCACCATTTAGGTCTGTAAAGTCCTCATCTAAAGCGGTAGCTTCCGTAAGAGTTAATGGGCGAGTTGTTAAACGATAAACATCAATGATATTATTTATTCCATCAGGAGTTACTTGCTGGTAACCATCGCCCATTTGAAATTTTTTTACGCGCTGTTGACGTTGGCGAGTGATGCCAATCTCGAAAAAATCCCGAGCATCTCTGGCCGTCTCAGTCACTCCTGGACTGACTTTAAATAAAGTTGGTTGTGCCATGATTAACGCTTGTTACTGATCATGCCGCCTGGTTGCATTTCACGCATGATAACTTGCTTAACGGCTCCTTCAAGGTTGCGAGCAAGGTTATTGCCTTGCTTTCCTGAAGATTGAGAAGATGCCTGGCCATTGTTGACGTTGACTGTAATGTTAGTGGCAATGTTGCTACCAGCGCCTCCATTCATTTCAACAGGAATTGACTTGCCATTTGGCAGAGGCACGATGGCCTCGTTGAAGCGGCCTTCACCAACCATTGCCATTGTCGGACCAGTCACAAGACCGCCATTTGCAAATCCAGGGCCAAATTTTGGAGCACCGCCACCTCCAGAAGCATTTACGACACCACCATCAGCAAAACCTGGGAATACGCTTTTAAAGATCTGAACCATTGCCCACTTAACAAGCATCTGAGCAACCATGTCGGCAAACATGGCTCCAATGTTTGTAAATGCCTGCCCCAGCCCCTCAGAAAGAGACATGGTTCCTTGAAGAATGCCACTGAATGCAGTACCAAATTCACTTGCAATTCCGTCAGCAGCAGATTCCGCCATTGCTTTGAAATCAGTTAATTCTTCCTCTGTCTTTTCTATCCATGAACTAATGCCAGCTCCAAAAGACTTGTCATCAGACGGAGGCTCACCTGCTTCAACAGCCGCTCTAGTGCGTGCGACCAATTCAGGAGGCGCACCATCTTCCTCCATTTCTAGAATTCTTCTTAATGTTGACTCTCTGTCGCGATCAAACATTGCAGCGTCATAAGCGTCTTGAGATATTTCACCAGAAGCAAGTTGCGCGTCGAGCAGAATAAGGTTTAAATCATTACGAGCCTGCCTTTCAGTCTCCAGCGCCTTGGCCTGTTCTTCGGCTTTTTCTTTGTCAAGCTTTTTAAGTGCTTCAGAATGCTTCGTCCGAGCACTGTCTAGTTGAGCGGCTTTATCATTTACGCCCAAATCAGAGTTGTGAATATCAAGCAATTCTCTTGCAAACTCTAAATGAATAAGAGCTGCTTGATTTCCTTCTCTTCGTTTCTGGTTAATTGCTTCAATAACTGCTAACTGATTGCCAGTGATGTCTGTTGGACCTTCGGCGCCACTTTCATCCCCAGAGCCATCGCCAGAGCCGTCAAGCTTTATTTCTTCCATGACTCGCTTAAGCTCAAGCTCGCTTTCAGCCTTTTCTTGGTCAAGT